ATAATATCTCCTTAGAAATGCAAAGAGGGCCACCCAAGTCATCCCAGGGTAAGGAGAGCAAAAACCCTAGGACGACAAGGATGACCCTCATCTGTGGACCCAGGCCCCGGAGGGCCTAGGCTATGGCTTATGATCAGGAAAGACCTGTTATCATTCCCCCATCAGCATAATTCATGTGCTTGAGCGAATATTCGCCGACCACAAAATGCTTGTCCGAGTCCCCAGTTTTACTCAAGAGAGTACGGGAGAATGGACGTAGCACACATGATCGCCACATCGATGGGTCAATCAGGAATGCATGGGTTGTTAACTGGTGCCTGTTGAGCGTAACTTTGTACTCACCATAGGGCGTCACAAGCAAGTCAATGACGTTAACGAGTGTCTTCGTTTGAGCGAACTCACGGTTACGTCCAGAGGCAGCTGCAAAGCCAGCGACGATTTGTGCATCAGCTGGTTTGATCATCAGAACTGATGGATCAGAACCGTTGTTGAAGCAGTCTTCGCCTAACTCTAGGATCTTAGCTTCTGTGAGTGCGTCAGTAGCGTTAGAACCAGCGTCGACAGATGTTGAGATCTGTTGTGTTGCTGAGTCCATCTCACGCGCAACGGTGGATGATCCAGATGCCTTCGCGTTGTCCACGCCTACATAAGCTCGCTCTAAATCGCGCTTGATTTCCTTAAGGGCGCGTCCAAGTTGATATGCGGTCTCCTTCGCCCTACCGTAAGTGGCAATGGCGTCTGAAGTTGCAGAAACTTGGAAAGCTTTAGTCAGGATTTGCGTGTTGTTAGAACGCTCTGTAGCACTGGTTAGAGTTGCCATAGATGCGTCGGCTCCTTCCACTTTTGCGTTATCCGCAGCGGCAGCGAGGGAGTCCTCTAACCAGGAGAAGTTACGAGCAGAGACTTTCTCTGATCGAATTAGACTGAACATGGGGGTATCAGTAGGAGTAATATCAGAAATGATATCTGAAACGTCTTCCTTCCGACCCACCTGATCGTACGTTGTGAAGGTCGTCATGTTTGTTACCTTTTATATTGAGATTGTTGAACTTTAACGCTCCCAACGTGACATTAGAGCATCAGCAATATCCTCTAGGTCGCCAGAACGGCTCGGGTTACTCCTTAGACGTCTGACAGCATCTTTATTACGCTGGACCCGTAGGTCGGCGTCGTTCTTAGGTGCTTTCTTAGTCTTCAGAACTTTGCGAGTTCCTTCTTTAGTTTTAATCACCTTGGCCTTCGCTTTCTTTGTTTTTGCGCTGGCTTTTGTCTGATCATATAGACGTGCCTTGTTAAGGATCATGATGACCGCCGGGTCAACATATCGATCTACTTGTTCCTGGGGTAAACCCTGACTGACTGCGTAAGAACGAATGTTATTATACAGTTCGTCACCCCAATCAGGCAGTTGTTCAGATAGAACCCTTACGCAATTCTGAGCCGCTTCTTGCACTTGCTTTTGTTGTTGTGCCTGGGCGTCCTTGTAGAATGCGTCAGCTTCTTCTTTTAGGAACTTTAGATCTTTCTCGGCTTCCTGGGCTTCACGACGAAATGCGGCGAAGTCTTCAGTCGACATCTGTCTGCTTGCGACTAGCATGTCTACTTCTTGATAAGGCTTCATACGCGCTTCCGCACGTTCCAGGAGTTTCCGATAGCTGATGTCTGCCTTTGCCAAAGCGTCTTCCGCTTCTTTACGTTTGGCAGCTGTTTCTTGAGACTTACGGGTCAATGATGCTTCTTGTCCATAAAGACGTTTTAGATCCTTTAAGGATGCCTGTTTCGTCTCACCGTCGATTGGTATTTCAACCAGAGTATCGTCAGACAACTCAACTTCCGTTTCATCATCTTCTTGATCTGTCTCTGGTTCATCTTCATCTTCAGTGATGCTTTCATCAGGGTCCTCTTCAGTATCTTCGACCTCTTCATAATCATTGTCATCATCTTGTGTATCTGACGTGTCCTCGTCTGTCTCATCGACGGGGGGTTCGTCAGTTGCCTCTAGTTCTTCGCTCTCTTCGGATAGGTTCTCACCGTCCGACCAGCGTTCTAGTATGGCGTCCGAGGCATCCATTAAATCTTCAAATGCCCTTGGTTGAGTAGCTTCTTTCTGGACGTTAGACATGGTCCTATGCTTCCTCTTGGCTGTTATCGCCGTTGTCTGCTTTAGCTAGTATCTCGTCTTTGACTGAGACCTGTTGCTTCAGTGTGTTAACCACGTCAACAAGTGCGCGATAGTGGTAATATGTGATCGAGCGTTCCTTGTTGTCCTCAGGCTTTGAATTAACAAAGTTCTGGAAGGTTTGATCTACAAGGGTATTTATCACTCGGGTGAAAGGTTCTGACTTAAGTAGCGTTTCACAGTCTTCGCCGTACTTAATCATAGTTTCTTGATCATTCATTGATCATCTCTCCTAGGTTATTTTACTTTTTAGGTGGTCGGCCCTTTTTGGACCCATAGGTTCCTTTACCTTTAGGCATAGGTTACTCCTGTTGTTAAACTGGTGGTTACCCAGTTGGTGATGCGATAGCTCTGACGTCGTCAGCGGTTCTCGCTATCTCTAGTTCGGCTTTGTCGACCATTTGCTTGTGCTCGAGTTGTGCCTCTTTGAGATCCTGGTTGTCAGACTGAAGTGCGAACTGTTGTTGTGCCTTCATCTGATCTAACTGTAGTTTCATCTGTGCAATCTGAGCGTCCATCTGTGCCTTCATCTCGGCTACAGCTGTCTGACGTTCTTGCAGTTCCAGTTGTTTCTGTTGAGCTTGCATTGCCATCTCCTGGGCTGGGTCCGGCTGCTCTTGTGGAACTTCAGATGGTGGCGTTAAGTAATCTTTGACATTCTTAATGCCGTTCTGCTCCATGACGTGTGTCATTAGGGCGTGTTGGTTCTGTGGTGTGTACATTGTGCTCAAGACTGGGTCCTGTGACATCAGCCCGTGTAACACCAGGTACTTTTGTGCTTCGGCTTCTTGCTCACCATATCCTAGATGTAGCTCAACGGTGACATCTCGCTTCTGGCCCCAGGCAGCTGGATTAACGGAGACGTAATCACCAGCAATCTCTACGATCTTGGCGTCAGGCTCGTTCTCGACAACCAGTTGGTAAATCATTTGATACAGAGGCTTTAAGAAGTTGTTTGCAAAGTTACGCGCAATAATCTTCTGACGCTGTTGCGACATCGTCGCTAGTTGTTCGACCATTGCAGCTGAGTTCTGCTTGCTGATAGCGTCCTTGTTAAGGCCCTGGGATAGACGTGAGACGCCTGTAGTGTCCTCTTTGTCCTCGTCCAGCATCTGGATTGTCTGGAAGATGAACGGGTTCAGAGGTGCCTGTAGCATTGGGCTGATTGCGTCGGGACGTGAGACGTTTACTATGCCACCTACTCTGTTGTCGATTAACTCCCGTGGGTTCGTAAGACCGCCTTTGACCACAGTGTATCTTGGGTTGTTAGTGATCATAGCGTGATCGAGGATCGACCTGGTCAACACAGTACGTGCAGTCTGGATAGGGACAACCTTAGACCCGAAGTTAGACCCGAAGAACGAGTGTGGGATCGGGAGTGGTACGAAAGCACAGAAAGGTTTGTATGTGCATTTCTCTTTGTGAAGTATTACGTTTCCAGCTTTTATTACTTTGTACGTTTCAGCAATGCCAGTAGCATCGAGATCGATGTCCAGGTATAGCTCATAAACAGTGATACTCCTGACTTGATCTTGGAAACCCTTAGCATTGAAGCCACGGTCTTGACCAATCTCTTCATGCCTTGCCAGCACTTCTGGATCGGTTTCCATTTCCACATCTTCATGATCTCCAATCTTCGCAATGAGCTCTTCATCATAACCAGCCTCTCTAAGTTCTGAGATTGTCATAGTGGTTCGATGACCACAGAATTGTACGTCTTCTAATGATTTAGCTTGAGGCTCGATGACGAACTGTTCCGGAGCAATGGCCTCAATGACGACCTGGCTTGCATCCTGGGAAACACGTAGATCCCCAGAATAAAGACCTAGTTCATCTTGTTCTACCTCTTCGATCTCGACGTTGTCCTGGGCGACGATTGTATCAAACTCTTCCTCAGTTAAATCCTGGATAGGCTCTAGGTAACTGTCGGTGCGCTCGTCCCAGTACACCTTACATAGACCAGTCCTGGCTATAAGACCGTCGTGTATGACGGACTGCATCACTTCGAACAGGTTGTTTTGTCTGTTGGCTACATAATCGCAATACGCTGTAGCTATATCAGCGATACGTGTATCCTCTCCAGTCTGAGGTGCGAACCGTACCGTCTTATAGCCTGTGCTGAATGTCTCCAGGAGTGCAGCCTTCATGCTTTCTACTGCGTCGTAGACGTCCATAGAGACATACTTCGAGTTACCATCATGGGCTGGCTTAGGTAGAGATGCATTGTAGAAGTCGATAACTTTGCGGCGTTCTTTGGATATCTGCGAGTCATAATATCCGATTGAACGACGTATGTTGTCGTCGATGATCGTGACAAGTTTATCGTCATCCACCGCTTTGTATTCTGTTTTATCCATAGTGATTATACCATTTCAATATAATAGTCATCTGCACTCTCTATTGGTTCCCAGGCACCTTCGTGCACGTGATTGGCTAATGCCAACGACATGACACAGTCGTCGTAGCATCCTGGTTCTGCTTCCATAGATCCGCTCTCAGTTACCACGTAAGTAAGCATCTCTCGGATCGTTGTTTTGTCATTGAGTTCTACCTCATCTTCGCGCACTGAGGCTCGAAGTTCGTCAATGATTAGAGGCTTAGTTTTTGCTGTTGTGCTAAAGCCTAACTTGATGGTTTCCTTGTCTGTCAGCTTGTCGACCTGGACTTCCGTAAAGAAGTTTGGGTAAGCCATGTCTTTAGCTAACCTGGTGCACGTCAAAAGGCCGTGACCGTTGTTCTCAACAATGATGAACGCTGTGTTATAGAAGTGTCCCAGGTGATATAAGACGGTTGCATAGTAGTCTGGGTGCACATGACCTCTCCAGGTTGCCACCTGGCGTTTCTTACTGTCGAGGACCTGGGCTACACTGTAGTCACCGCCTCGGACGCCCATAGCGACATCCGCACCAACCACATATTGTTCGCCAGGGTCATGACGCCTGTATAGCGTTAGTTCACCACGTAGGTTGTTTAACCACTCGTCGCCCTCGAGCGCTAGGCGCTCCACAGGGTCTCGAGCAGTAGTCAAAGTCTTCTGTAGCTGCTCCGGGTTAAACACTGGTCGACCTGTTGTCAGGAAGGCTTCCTCAGGCTCTGAGGGGTACTCCTGTTTAAACAAGTCCAGGCCGTTCTGTGCAATCTTACGTCGTCTGAACATAAGCTGCTCGTCATCGAGGTCATACTTAGATGACAGGTCCTCTTCCTCAGGTGTACGCTCAAAGTTCTCAGGGACCGTCTCTCGATACTCAGGGTCTGCAAACCAAGGGATAAACACTGGTACAAAACCGTTAGTTCCCTCAACTGCTCCTTTCCAGAGTTCGTAGAAGATCCCACTGACCCCATTGGCTGTACTCTCGACAAATATAGCGGTGCCTTTAGTATTGGGGACAGCTTGGGTCAGTGAGTTCCAGTTGTCGGCGGCGGTGGTCTTAGACCAGAACGCGAGTTCCGACGCATGAACGTGGGTCAGGGTTTCCCCTCGACCAATAGCCTCACCACCAGCCGTAGCAACAACATAGGAGCTATCGAGCACATCGAAAGACAACTCGCGGCGTGAAGAATACTTCGTGTGTGGTTTTAAGATTTCAGGACAGTTCTCATGATAACGTTTAGTCATATCAAATAGGGCTCGAGTACTATCTGAGTGGTGTGTAATCACCAGGGCCTTCGCAGCTTTGCGCTGGGAGACGCTAAAGTACAGGTAGCCGCCAACATACGTCGATAGACCTTGCTGACGTGCCTTCAGAATGATTACTCGGACTTTGCCTTCTGTCTTCAGTTGATCAGTTACTGCATCGTCTAGGATCTTCTGGGCCGGTTTTAACTTAAGTGGTGCAATGTCACCCGTCTTAGTACGGATCTTGAGTGCACCGTTTGCGTAGAAACTGAAGTCCTCATAGAGACGTTTACGGACCTCAGCCAGCTGCTCCTTTGTAGCCATCGTTGGCTTATTCTTCTTCTTGTTGTTGCTGCTCGTCGCTACTGTCATTAGTAGGCTCGAGAAGTGAACTGAGGAACTCTTCGGCCTTACCGACAGTAATCTCAGATTTAGCTACTGGTTTGACTTTAGTGAAATCAAGGACCAGCTTTGCAGCCTGTAGTCGATCACGGTTGTGAATTGGTGTACGCATGATCTCGATTGCGGTCTCTAGAGCTTCCTCGGCGCGTGGGTCATCGATCTCATATTGTTTCTTCATGATACTTACCGCCTTTCTGGCGTCCTTCTTTGCCTGGTCAACGATTGGCTTAATTGTTTCCTTTGTGTAACCGTCAGGGACGTTCAGTGGTCGACCGCCCTTATTCTTTCGGGTCCGAAGCATCTCTTTATGCTTTGCTCGGCCTTCTGGTGTCTGATGCTGAAGTGCGAGAGGGTTCTTGTGCGCTGGTCTTGCTCGACCTGGCATCAGCTTTGGTTTTGGGGGTTGTTTCTTTCGAGGGACGTTTGGCTTGTAACCCATCTAACCGTCTCCTTACGTTATTATGCTGATAGTGCTCCAGGTTGCATTGGCTGGTTAAGTATACCTGGTCGCGGCATCATGCGACGACGCTCTTCTTCGTCAGCTGCTTCGTCTTGTTTTGCCATCACTGCCATAATGACAGCCATTGCCATTGCTAGTGGGTGCGTAAAGAACTGAACTCGAGTGCTATACTGAAAGAACCCTTGAATAGCTTTTGCAGTCGCTGGGTAATCCTTTTTCATCTGCTTTGGATTATTCATGTAGAATATTAGAGGATCGACAGCCATCTCAGGTGCGCCCCTAACGTACTTCTTATAGTTAGGATCTAATGCTATTCCTTCACGCTCCCGAACTGCTGAACGGCTGTTAGTATCACTGAAACCAACGGGCCTAAAGTCTGCTTTCGCTTGCATGTCTTTTATTTCTTTTAAGACTTTGTTGCGTAGCTTCTTAGGTGTCTGCGTATTGTTAGTTAAAAGACGCCCTACAAACTGCTCCCAAGAACCGTGACCAGCTATTTCAATACGTCCCGTCAATGGGTTTTTACCTACCTTTTGCAGTGGCCTGGTTATTCCCTCTGCCTTTGTGCCAAACTTATTTAGTATAGCTGGATGATACTGTTGATCTGCTAAACCGTGTAAAACTTCATGTAATGCAGTGATGTATGTATCAAACTCTGAAGTCGTTACTCCAAGTACGTCTACTGCGCCTTCGTCTAGAACGGCTGCTCGGCTTCTTTGCGTCGTTTCGTTACGCTGAAAGAACCCAGCGACTTTTCCACCACTACCTCCAGCGGTTTCATATGCAGCATCTAATGCTTCTTGGTTACTGAATAGCTCTAAAGATATATTAATGACATCAGCAAGTTTCCTAACATCATCTAGAGTTCTAATGCCATCTTCGTATCTAGACCCAGGCTTACCAATCTCTAAGACTGCTTTTATTGCCTGACCAGCCTGTTTTACCTCTTGTTGGCTTGGGACAGCACCCCTCGGGGTGGATCTCCTATCGGACCCCTGGATACGCTCTGCGAGGGCGGCTGCAACTCTGGGCTGTTGCGCTGGGCTAACTCTACTAGCCCTTGGAGAAACGCCGCTCGTTTGTCCTTCGGAACCTGGCTGTACAGCGACTGCTCC